GCGTTAATGTTTTGTGTAGAAGTAAGAGGGATGAAGACAGCAGCAATACAACCTTGAACCATTGGTGAACCAGTGATTTGAAATTGTACTTTTACACGTCCATTCCAAAATATGAAATTATTAAAAGGCGCAGAAGTGAGACCATTGGTTATGAGATCTTGTGGTACTCTCAACTGGGCAATAACAGAATGAGGTGATAGTGATGATGGACAGGGATAATTGTTTATGTAATTGTAGCGAGATAACATCTTGTCTAAATTCCACGGTTGTTCTTGGATTACATTATCACGGATGTGATGTTTTCCAGTATCACCGTTTCTTTTGGATGAGGAAGTTGTTTCGCGAGTTGTGAGGCGGACGCCGTTATCATTATTGTGTATCATTTGAGTATTCATGGTGCAGTGTTAGTGGTGTAATTTTATGAGTTATTCGAATAAAAGAAGTTTACTATTAAAGAAATTACAAAAACTTTTAAATTGTTTTGAAAAAGAGCGCTGTTTCTCGGCGTTATATCATACAGAAAATAGTATCCGAAAATAAAATTTTATACATAATACCTTAATTTGTTTGCGGAGCGTTACGAACAGCTATTACCACATTAATCATTTCCGTATTTGATATTTTATCATAGTTTGAATTTTACATGGACATATTTACATTAAGTATTGGTGTTGCAAACCATAACCCAGAGATAAATCACGGACACTTATTAACAAGTAGAGGGTAAAATAAAATAGCATGGATCATAAAGTTGGGTAATTAGTTTCACGTCATTTCGGACAAAAGAAAATTAATTTAAGTAAAGAGTATCCCCATATTCATTTTTAGAATACATATCAATTAATGATTGTTCTGATAAAAACTTTGGGTTTAATGAGATGTCAGATTTTTGCAAAAAAGAAGTGATATAGTCCATTTGATTATAATATTGGAAATAATGTAAATATAATTCGCGCTGAAAATTTTCAAGTTTAATGGTTGTAAGTTCGATATCACGATTGGAATCTGTTATATAGTTGAGAGTAGATTGCATCGAGCGAACTTCTAAAGGAGCGACCCATTGTTGCAAGACTGGATGAAAGAAAAAGGTTCGTTTTAAAAAAGAAATATCAAAGATCGATGAAGTTTCATTCTCAGTCCAAGCTGTTTTGTCAGCTTTAGTAAACTCAAAACCAATAGATTTAACGATACGAGCAAAATGAAAAGGATCTAAAAACGGAGCAACAGAG